TCGGCGACGAAGCGCCTAATCAAAGAACCCCATCAGGAAAAGGATTTCCTCGTCTTCCAGTTCGCGTTGCAGAGACTCGCGCAGTGCCGCAATCTCTTGGGCGATGCGAGGATCGGTAATCGAGACTTCATAGAGCGGATTCGCTAGAGCTTCGACCGCTTCCGCCGGCGGCGCGAAGGGTTCGGCCGCGACGGGTTCCGGCGCAAAGGTCGGTGTGGCGGTCGTTCCGGTAAAGTCGGGTTCCGGCTGCTCGGGCGGCACATGCGGTGCCATCCACGGCTGCGGCCAGATATCGGGTTCTTCCGGCTTGCGGCGCTCGAGTCCACCGTCCGGCGCAATCGCGACCGCTGCGGCAACTGCCGCTTCTTCGGTCCAGTATTGGCCGAAGGCCAGTCCGCCGAACATCAGTTAACGCCAGAACTGTCTTCCTTAATTCCCGTGATGCGGCCATCCTTGTCGCGGATCACCTTCTTGTTACGCGGACGCTTCGCATCGGCGACCAACGCATCCAGCCGCTTCGTGATATCGGGCATCGACTTCTCCATTGCCGCCGCCCCGTTCTTCTGCTTGTCGGCGTCGATCTTCTTGTCCGTCGTCTGAATCTGCGACGCGGCGCCGATCTGCGCGACCGTAATCGCGGTCTCGGCCTGAAGCTGCGCCTTATACCGTTCGGTCTCGTCCTTCACATTCTCGATGGCGAGCTTTAGCTGACCTTCCAACTTCGCTAGTTCCTTCTCCTGCGCAGCCTTCAACTTCTCCAGTTCGGCTTCCTGCGCGAGTTTCGCCTGTTGGGTTTCCTTGTCGAATTGCGCCTTTACCGCATGGGCCTGCGTTTCGACCTGCGCTCTCAACTTCTCGGCTTCCATCTGCGCCTGCGCTTCGATCATCTCCGGCGACGGTGGCGGGTTCATCTGACGCTGGATTGCGTTCTGCTGGACGGCAGCAATCGACTGCTCAATGGCGGCTTCAACCTCACGGCCAGCCTTGAACCGGACCACCAAGGTCTTCAGCATGGCCTCGGTCATCGGCAACATCTCGGGAGCCTGCTGGATCACCGGAAGCGCTTCTTTCAACAGCGTGCCCACAGCGGTAATCATCTCGACCGCTGCCGCCTTCTCGGCCTGGTCATCCAGTTGCGCCAGCGAATCGCTCTCCACCGCAATCTTGAAATCGCGCACGGTCGAGTTCTTCAGAAGCGCGAAAGCCGCGGCTAACTTGTTCGGGTCTTGCCCGTCCGTTGTCCCGTCGATACCCGACATTTGCCGGATGACGTCGGGCGGGTAGAACTTGCAGATGATTTGCGCTTTGAGTTTGAAAACATCCGAAGCAAAACGCGCCACTTCCTTCTGAGAATTGCGAAGACGGAGCGAACCAAACTGAACCTTGAATTCCTGCGCCCCGAGCGTTTCTTCGGCTTTCGTCGATCCTCGAACAATGTCGGAGATCCCACAGATTTCATAGATGGTTTGTTTGACCTGTTCGCGGGCGGTAATCAAGGCGCCGAGTGCCTGTATCTGCGTCGTCAGGTCGAGAAGTTCAACATTCCCCTTCAGGCCGTTCTTCTCCGAAAGCGCCATCCAGTTGTCCACACCGAACATCTGGTTATCGACGCCTTCATGAAGCAACCGGCGCAACTCCGCGAATTCCTTGTTGTAGACGCCGACCGCCTTAATCGCTTTCGTGATCTTGGTGATTCGGCCGGTCAGCGAATCCAGTTCTTCGGCCTGATCCTGGTACTCGCAATAGTCGGGAACCGGCACGAGCGATCCGCTTGTGGTCGTGGCATACAACGGCTTGGGACACGGGAAGAACCCTTCCAGCCTCATCGGATCGGGCTTCTCGTCAAGCGTCTTGGGATAGTCGGCGCACACCCAACACACCTTTTTCGTGCGCTTGTTCCAGATTTCCCAGACCTTCGCTTCTTTCCGCGACTCATCGGCGGAAACACGCTCTTTGGTCTTGCCGGATTCGATCTTCTGTTCGGTCAGCGGAACATTGTTGAATTCCTTGCCGAAGCGCTCGACGCCCTTCTCCCTAGTCAGATAAACGGCGCGGGCCACCCACCAGACCTCATCCCAGGTACGGGCGGGCGAATGGAGGAAGTCCTTCCAGTAGACGTACTCGACCGGCGAGTATTCCTTATCGACGGCGCCGGGGCCAATGTCGGCCGTATCGAGGCGAAGCCATGCCGTTCCCCGACCCGGTAGCAGCCGGTCTTCGACTGCCCCCGACATGGCCGCCTCGAAACTGGGAAATTGCTCAATCTCGTATTCCAGCGTCCGCTCCAGCATCATCGACGCTAAGCGGCCGACAGGATCGCTGTCCTGATAACGGCGCGAAACCTCGGGCTTTGCGGGCCTGCCATACAGCGACGGACTCAGAACCTCGACGTTGGACCACAGGATATTGAACTTCGTGCGCGTGTTCTCCTGCGCATCCCGTTCGTCGCGGTAACGGGCGACGACCTTATCCCCGCGCTTATCCCACGTTTCAAACGCCTTCTCGGCGTGGGCGAGCTGATCCCGCCAGAACTGACCCGAAGTTTCTGCCGGGGTCGATCCCGATTTTCCGCCGTATTTTTCTGCCAATTTATCCAGCGAAGGCTGTAAAGAAGGTCACGTCCAGAGTGTTTGCAATCGTGGCGTGCAAGATCCCATCGAAGTCGGCGGGAAACGGGTGATACCCAATCGCGGGCGTGATCGTCCCGCACATGACCGTGCCGCCCGATCCACCCTTCCGCAACACGAGCGTTCCGCCTGTCGTCGAGTTCACGTAGAACCCCAACAGCTTGCCGCCCTGCGAGGTGGCGGACCCGGCAACATCCCCCGTGGCCGTGATGTTCTTCGCAAATCCCGTTTCCGTGACAATCATATTCGTACCACCTCCGCTTGTCTGGCTTCCGCCTGCTCAAACAACTGGTCCAGCGTCATGCGTTCCACTGAAGGAAACTGCTCCACGAAAGGCTTGGGCTGCACGATCGCCTGCGGCATGTGCTTGCGCTCCGCAACCGCCAGCATCCGAAACGCATCCGCCGCATGGGACGCCCAGTTGTGAAGCGGCGCTTTCCCGAAATCCTTCTTGTCTTCGTTGTATTCCCGCTGGTACTGCCTTAACGCCTCAACCCCGCCATAGGAATCGGCATTGCACCGATTGTCAAACCAGCAGCGGCCCAGGACCGTACGCACCGCCTGTATCCCATCCTCTACCGATAACGGCGGGGCAATCCCGAGATTGGAAATCCCGAGATACTTCCCTAACTTCTCGATCACCGACTTGCCGTCAGACGCAAGCGTCTTTGCCTTAGCGTCATGCGGTAGCCAGTGACGGCCGTATTGATACCCCCGCTCTTTTGCCCTCGAAATGACCTCACGGGTGATACTCCCCGGCACCCAGGTTTCTCCGGTGAACTCCTCAATAGACCCGCCGGAAATCCCGAAGTGATCGAGAAGCCGAATCTCGTTGGCGATGTTCTGATAGAACCAGACCGAGGTATCGTCAGTTCGCCCGATGTCCCATGCCGTATTCACCGGAAACGCCGGATCAAACTCCACGACGCGAATGCGGCCTTCCGCATCCACACGCGCCATTTCCTTCCCGTAATACGCCCCCAAGATCGCCGCATCGAAAGAACACTCATACTCCTGCTGGTACTGATCCTCCGACAACTGCTTCTGCGCGGCCACCAACTCTTCGGCGTCCAGAATCCGCGAATCCGACGCCTTCAGCATCATCAAAAACCACTCGTCGTTCCCCTGCGCCTGCCGGTATATGTCGTAAAACTGATTGTGCCCCTTCGGCGTTCCCATGAACACCGCCCAGCCCTTCTTATCCGACAACGTCGGCCTTATGACATTCCCCCACACCGACGGCCGGAAATCCCCGTACTCGTCCATCGCCACACCATCAAATCCCAACCCTCGCATCGCATCCGCGTTATCCGCCCCAAACAACTGAATGGTCGCTCCCGTGAAAAGTTTGACCTTGAGTTCCGCCTGATTCGGCGGTGTGTCCTTCGCCAGCACCGGCCTCGCATAGTGCTGCAAGTAATCCCACGCTACCGTCTTCGCCTGCGATCGAAACGGCGCAATGTACGCATAATTCCCCTTCCGCTTCTCCAGTGCATGAATGATCAAATCATTCACCACCGCCACCGTCTTCCCCGCACGACGATGACACACCAGACACGCCCACCGCTGCTTCCGCCTGTGCAGCGTCCGAAACGCCCACCGCTCATCATACGGAAGACGAATGTCCCGAACTTTAGCAGCCGTACTTCTTCTTCCCTTTTTTCTTCATAGCCGATACATCCTCTCCAACTCCGCTACCTCTCCGGCCTCCTCCTGCCCCTCCAGGAAGCCCAACACCACGAAGAAATCACCGCGCCGCTCTTCCTGCTTCGCGTTGTACTCATCCATGGGCTTCTCTACGTACCGTTCCCAAAACTCCTCAAAACTCAATTCTCAAAATCCCCTGTAACAACAGGGACTCCGAAATGGGGAACGGTTTGTACGGGGAAAGCCACATCCACATCGTCATGGCCAACCGTATACGTAACCCCCGACTTGTTCAGGTGCGGATCGAGGCCGGGCACCCCCTCCCCCCTTCGACTTTCGTGAATGTCGCATAACTACGCTTATGTCTCTTCTGATTTACTCATGCTAAAGGACTTAGCATGTTACATAACCCTGTAACGCGCGCTACTTACGCTCTTCCACAACATCTTGTATAGGCGTGACGTCAATTGGCTCACGTTCAGGCTCTTGTGCTGCACCCCAACTGATGTTGATCGCGATGTCCGTATCGACCTGGACGTTTGTCCCGTTCACGAACTCGCCAGTTCCATACAAGCTCTTAAGTCCAAGGTTACCACGAGCATACGGATCATCTTCGCAATCCAGACCAGCGATCAACGCCTTGAACGCCTTCTCAACAACCACCGGCTTGTAACCGCGTGCGAGCGGATTTGCGATGTTGTCGACCATTTTCACAGCCTTGCAGATGCGGTTAACAGAATTACGGTGTAGCCCAAAGGCTTTAGCGACATCAGTTTGGGTGCGTCCTGCGGCAACAGCAGCAACGATAGCGGCTGTTTCATCTTTGGTGAGCGGTTTACGTTTCTGCACTGTGCTGTTCGGAGAGGGGTTCAAAAGGGCTTCAGCTTTGCTCACTTCGTGTTCGCTGCGCTTCCACGTGTGGTCCGCGTCCTTGCGGGATGATTTTAATACTGTTTGTCAAGTGCTTTTGAGTACAAAGGACTTAGCGGAATCATCCTAGAATGATTAATCACTGAGAGACTTATCGAACTGGTTGACGAGGAGTTGAGGTCCGCCGATGAGGGGTCTGTTGAAACGGTCGCGTGGCTCTTCACTGGGAAGAGGAATCCAGGCACCAGTGAAGTTGCGGCCTGTGGCGTAGTCGCAGTCAATATCGCCATGCTGAGGCCATTGCCTTAGCTTGCGCTCGGCGTTTTTTGTCATGATGTTTTGGGAAAAGGTCAGGGAACGTGCAGTTGTTTTGATGGGCTCAACGTGCCGTAAGGTTGTGGAGTCCTAAAGGAGTCTATACCTGTTACTCCTTTGTCGGGTCAAGTGATTTCATACTTCTTCGATCCTCAAATTCGGATAACACACGCTGAACCACTTCGCCTTGAGCCTGTACATGGCGGTTTTCATGCCCTTGGCATCGACCACGTGGAACTTCCCGTCCTTGTCGTAGTAGGTGAAGTCCGCGACGTACTTGCAGATCGGCACCACACGCTCACCACCGAACAGCGTGAAGGGTACCTGCCGCTCGATATCGCGCACGATCCCCGCACGCTCGAGCAGTTTCAGGTTGGCGTAATACTGCATCTCGCGTTTGGAGTCGAACACGATGTTGTCGATCGTGCGCTCTTCGGCTGGCGCCACGTTGTACTTACCGCGTCTCACGCCCCACCACTTCGCTGAGGATTTCCTCGGCTGCGCGTGCCGCACTCAGCCTTGGAATGCCCGACGACCTGAGACAGACGCTCTTGTTCTTCCTTCCGGCTCAACCAGGCATTCGTGCTGCACCAGCGCGAGCAATACACGCTTCCAGACCTCCGCATCGCGGATATGGGCTTGCGGCAGTAGGCGCAGAGTCTCATTATGCCCAATCTCTCCGTCTCACTTGTGGTGTGTCTTGTGTCCATCGTGGAACCCCCCTTGCGAGGGTAGGAGCCGCTCCCGCTTCGCACTGGCACCGATGAGCCGTCCTGATGTCGTCGTGGTCTTTCTGGCGTGCATACGCCCCGCTCTGGTGATATGGGTACAGATAGTGCAGGCGCAATATCTGCGTCTTGTCCTCGCCGGTAATCTCGAACTCCTGGGACCAGAACGCAGCGACAAGTCCCGAACCCCCGCAAAGCTGGCAATCGGTCGGCGTCCATGTATGCGGGCGATACTCGGTTTTCTTTTCAGTGAAGCCTAAGTCTTTCGCGCACTCGTAAACGTCCGCGATCTTGGGAAAGAATTTGCAGTTCTCCAGCACCGCGTCATAGAGCTTGCCGAGTTGATCCTCACTGAAAGGCGAAAGTTTTTCGCGATACGCAGCCCACTGTGAAGGCGAAAGATCCTTCGACGGGGGCAACACTTCGCGGCACTTGTCTAAAAACAGCATCACATTCATAGCGGCTTCTTACGCCCTCCAAATTGCACTTGTCGTTCGCGCTCAATTTCCTCTTCGCTCGGGCGGGATGACACCAATGGTTTGACTCTGCCTTCCTTCACGTCACGGTCGTACCAGTTCAAGATCACGGCATAGTGACTCTGGTACTTGTGGAACTTCGCTGAATGGGTCTGGCTGTAGCGGTCGAGTCGGTTGATGTAATCCTCAAGACTACCGTTCATCTTGGCCTTAAGTTTTTCGTACTCGGTTTTGGTGAGTTCTACCTGACCAAATTCCCCATGCGCGGTATATGTATTTTCTGTCTCTGTATCTGCTCTGTTCTGTATCTGCTCTGTATCTGTATCTGGGGGCGTTTCATTACCTGGCGGTGAAACGTTTCGTTGTCGTTTCCTGTACTGTTGCACTCTGGACGTGGAAACATCGCTTTTGAACTGTCTTTTGTGCCAGTTATGCGGACTCATTACACCGCGCCGCTCGTCGATGAGTCCCATTTTCTTCAGAACTTGAAACGAACTTTTGACCGAATTGAGCGGGATACGAAACGCAAATGAAACGCTCTCGAAGTCGGGTATGAAACCGTCATTTCGGCACGTAAGGCAGAGGCAGTTGACCCAAAATTTGAAGAGGTCAGGCGGCAGGAGTTGCACCTTCGGATCGTCCAGAACAGACTCATAAAATCGGAACCAGGAATTCAAATCAGCAGCCTCTCAGTCAGCGTGCGGTGTCTCGGTTACAGTTGTTGTTCGACGTTGTTCAGGCGGTCGAGCGCGTTGGATGCTGCGTTCTTGAGCGTTCTTGAAAGCTCATGGATGCCCATTGCCCCCAGAAGTTGACCGCCACCTTTAATTTCGTCATTCTTCGGCGTAGGCCCGTAAAGCCGGATATGAAGTTGATCGAGATGTTCGTTGAGCATATTCAGATCGTGCATGGCCTCGTTGAGATATGCCGAAATCGTGTCTGGCGCGGACGGTC